ACAAGAGATTGAAGCGGTGCTCAATTACCTCAATATCCAGCTGAGAAAGATACGTCGCACCCACTTCAAGAAATATCTCGAGGGCTATGCACGGGCGCTCACCAGTCGTGACGCCGAAAAGTACGTGGACGGTGAGGACGAAGTGGTAGATCACGAAACTATCATCAACGAAGTGGCACTATTGCGCAATCGCTGGCTGGGTATCATGAAGGGTCTGGACACCAAACAGTGGCAACTGGGTCATATTGTTAGGTTGCGCACAGCCGGCATGGAAGATATCCGGGTCTAAATCTAGGCATGTAACCGATTCTTTCATACATACTCCAAAGGAGTCGTGTATGAAACCCACTGCATTTGTGACCGGCATGACCGGACAGGATGGTCCCTATCTAGCTCGCCTGCTGTTGGAGCGTGGTTATCGGGTGTATGGCCTGATCAAACGCTACAGTAACCCCAATCTAGAAAATCTTGCCTGGCTAGGCATCGAAAACGATGTGGAATTGGTCACGGGCGACATCACAGATGATGGCTGCATGAATCATCTGGTGCGTCAGATACGCCCACGAGAGTTCTACAATCTGGCAGCACAGAGTTTTGTGGGTGTGAGTTGGGATCTAAACAAGCTCACGACCGAAGTGAACTGCATGGGTCCGCTCAACATACTCAATGCCATACGGCAGCACAGCGCCGACACCCGCTTTTATCAGGCATCTACATCCGAAATGTATGGCAACAGTACCGGGGGTCAGCAGGACGAATCGACTCCATTCCACCCGCGCAGTCCCTATGGTGTGAGCAAACTGTATTCACACTGGATCACGGTAAACTTCCGGGAAAGCTATGGGCTCTATGCCTGTTCGGGCATACTGTTCAATCACGAAAGTCCCTTGCGTGGACGCGATTTCGTCACACGCAAAATAACCGATGGTGTGGCGCGTATCCGCCTGGGTCTGGCCGATCGACTCACGCTGGGCAATCTAGATTCCCAACGCGACTGGGGACATGCGCAGGACTATGTGGAAGCCATGTGGTTGATGCTACAGCAGCCGGAAGCTCGTGACTATGTGGTGGCCACGGGCGAACAGCATACCATACGTGAGTTCTTGCAAGAAGCCTTCAGCTACGTGGGATTGCCACACTGGAGTCAATACGTATCGTCAGATCCCCGATTCAAACGTCCCGCAGAATTACACAGTCTCTGCGGCAACAGCGGTCGTGCCAGAGAACTGCTGGGATGGCAACCACGTTGCGATTTCCGTAGTCTGGTACGCGACATGGTAGATGCCGATCTAGAGCGACTCAAGACCCCGCAATAGACGTTTGATGGGATAACCCGACGCTATTTCCTCGGTAGTCCACTCGGTATGCGCCAGCAAGGTCAACCAGTCTCTGCGATCGGGCATGTGTGGTTGTTCAATCTGACACCAATCAAGATTGCCTACTGTACTAGCCAAGCTAGATTCATAGCAAAACAAAGGTATTCCTTGTAATACCGCAGACACGCCTGCGCCACTATTGGCATTAACCACGGCCCAGGCTGTGGATAAACTGGTGTCAAGATCAAAATCATCGTAAGCATTGGGCAATCGGTGTGGTATATCAACCACACACCCGGCGGGTGCCTGTAATGTTTGTCTTGGGTGACGACGTACACGTATGGTCCGATTGGTGTAATTGCGTAGTTGCGCCACAGTATCGGCTAACCATTGACCAGTGGGTGGCAATCCTTGCCACTGTTCACTGTCTCCGCGCTGTTGGACAATGACAATGTCTTGTCCTGATGATCTCCAAGGTCTAGGCTTGATCCCAAGTAGTTGTACACGACTGTGATCAAACTCATCACCCCAATAGGCCCCACGACCTAAACCATTTACTCCCATTTTCCAGGTGTTACCACGACGCAAAGTGCCCACTTCCAGCACTACCACCGGGCGTTGACTGCGGCGAAACTGCTCCCATACTGTACGATTTTGGCGCATTCGGCCGGCCCAAACCACACTCCATATCACGGCCACATCGGCACTGGTATCATGTGAACTGTATTCTAGCCCTAATCGATCTAGCCCGGCGCGAAACGCAGCCCATACTGGCCCGCTATTACCAGCGCCCCATTGATCAAATATACTCAATCTCATATCTACACATAATTATAGTTATGTATAAAGTCAATGATTTTTGGTGGAGTCCGGAACCACCCAGTGGATTTTTCAGCCAGCGGCTCGAACCCAAGATAGACATTTGGTATCAGCAAAGATATCGATATTGGGTCTATGCCAATATCCCTTCAAAACGTACCATGATAGATGTGGGTGCCAACGTCGGTATCTTTGCTAGACCCAGTGCCGATCACTTTGAACGTGTGATCTGTTTTGAACCAGTACCGCAAAACTTTGCGGCTCTTGAGCTCAACATGGCCCAATGCGCGAATGCCACGTTGCATCCACTAGGGCTCAGTGATCGTGAACAACGAGTACAATTCCAGGTACAAATTAACAAATGTGGATGTAGCTATCAGGTGGATGAAATCACAAGCGATGCAGGCTTCTACAATGTAGAATGCGAACTGCGTACCATGGATAGTTTTGCTATTAAAGATGTGGATTGGATCAAAATTGATGTAGAGGGTGCAGAACTTGCGGTCCTGGAAGGTGCCCGAAAAACCATACAGCACAATAGACCTTGGCTGTTACTAGAACGTAACGGTCAAGAGGAAGTGCATCGCGAATGGCTCAATGATTTATGTGGGCCATATCAAGCAGCACCAGTAAAAAGCAAGACCAACACCATATGGATACCACAATGACCTTTGCCGTTGTAACCACTTTTCATGCCATGGGTTACCAAACCTATGCCAGTCGCATGATCGACACTTTCTTGACCAATTGGCCTCGAGAGGTCACGCTCTATGCATACCCCCAAGATTGCACAGTTACACAATTGGCCGCCAACCTTGTGGTGCGTGATCTACATACAAGTATACCCAAATTGGTTCAATTCAAACAGCAGTGGCAATCAGATCCGCGAGCACGTGGCGAAGTGGCCCTAGGTGCACCCGATCGCAAAGGCAAAGCACCCGGTCTAGGCTTTCGCTGGGATGCTATTAGATTTAGCCACAAGGTATACGCAGTATGTCATGCTGCACAAGATACCAACGCCGATGTGCTGTTCTGGATGGATGCTGACATGGTGTGCCATAGTCCCATCACACTGGATTTCATAGCCAGTCAGATGCCCCCTGGGGTAGGTTTGGCCTATCTAGGGCGCGAACGAAAGTTTACTGAATGTGGTCTTTATGGTATCAATCTTCGGGACGAGACCACACGCCTGTGGTTGGCAGAATTCCAGCTGGCCTATGATTCCGGGCGACTCATGACCATGTCAGAATGGAATGACTGCTGGGTTTTTGATCAGACTCGCAACGAAGTTAAAGCACAATATCCCGATTGGCAACTATGGAACTGGAGCGAAGGTCTCATACGCGGTGAAGGTCATCCCCTGATCAATACTGCCTGGGGCGCCTATCTAGATCATCTCAAAGGTCGTCGCAAGGATCAGGGGCGCAGTCTTTTAAAGGATCTCCTGCGCCCTCGTCATGAGTCGTATTGGAATCAACGCTAGGCAATAGATATTCGGCCTTGCTGTGTTTGGCCTTGTAGTGGGTGAGGTATGGTCCCAATACTGTGTGTCTAAGCGGCGTTTTGTAGGGTTTAGAAAAAGTTGCACAGAGATCATAAATCTGTGCTGATGGTACTGATCTTATGGCAGCACCAAACACATCATTGTCGTAAAATCTTCTAAGATCGGTGTAATCCCGCTCGTGATATCGCCGTTCATACTCGTCACGAAAATTATCAAACTCACTGTGTTCGCGATTCACAGCAAACACACCGGTCTCGGGTACTAGCCAATTGCCAGAATTACCCTGTTTGTCTTGTGTATAGATCACACCCATATAGGTGGCCAGGCAATCATTGCGCAGTAACTCTCGCCATTCAATCCATCCTATATTTTGTTGTGTTATTACATCGGCATCTAGCCAGATTATCCATGAGCTAGTGCTATGTCGCATGGCATGCATTACGCTATAGGATTTTTTGGCAAATCTTTTGGTGCTGGGATTGAAATCTTCATTTTGAAATTGAGCATAATCGGAATCCAGCTGAGAAAAATCCACTGTGGTGATCCTGGGGGTTTGAATAGGCAATTCAAAATCTTCGGTGTAAACAGTGAGTCTGAATGAATCATCCCAATATCGCAACCAAGAATTTACGCTATCTCGTCCTATAAGATTCCAGTAGTACTCGTTTACGCTGGTGATTACTTCAATCATGGTGTGCCCATTTTCGCATGTGCTGCCAGCAATGACCCAATTGTAGATCTCGATGACTCCAGTGGAATTGCGACAATCGTTCGATCCAATCAGTACGTTCAAATATCGCGGGGTTTTCCAACAATGCAAAATCAGTGTTGGCAACCTCGCGGGCCTGACTATGTACAGGATCGGTTACAAATATGGGTATGCCTTCGATAGCAGCAGCCACGGTCGGGCTTGAATTGTGATTGACCACGGCCCAGCATTGGGACAGATCTTGTAGTAAACTATGAGAGGGTTGACTAAAAGATACATCTCTAACACGCCGACCCAATAGAAGTTTTTCCAGGCGTTGACAGTATTTGATGGCTCTCTTGTCGCCGGGGTGTGAACGAATCACTATGGGACGATTGCTATATCCGCGTATCTCGGCAATGGTATCAAGTGCCCAGTCAACTACATCAAATCCACGCATGCTCCATCCACCATCGCGCTGGAGACACACCAGTACATGATGCCCTTGTGTGCGCCAAGGTTTTAATTTGATATTTAATTCTGCTTGGACTTTCTTCCATCGCGCAGGATCTGGATTGTGATCACAGTATTCACCTAGTCCAGGAAACACATTGTCATAACTATACCGCAGCCAATATCCGGGGTTATTGATATCCTGGTAAAGAAACAGGTTACTATCTGCAATTATAGTACGACCACCTGTACGAGCTTGATTTTCCAATATACTGCGACGCAGTTCAAGATGAGCAGATGTTTTACCGTGCTCGTGGACCCATCCCAATATCACGGCTACATCAGATGGTTCCCACAGTGTGGATTCTGACACCACGCCTAGGTCACCTACAGCATTTACACCCTGAACAAAATAACGCAGGGTATTGGATTTATCTTGATTTTTGGCTATACTTTCGGGAGTTTTACCACGTGGTAAAGTGGCAAGATAGCTGACGACTTTAATGCTCATTTAGCATCCTGTATGCAGTGCCATCTTCTAACTCTTTTACGCTGTACTGACCATAGGCTAAATGGCACGCCCATGCACGAACCAAGTCTGAATCAGGCCAAACAGGATCGTCGATACAAGCCAGGTCTCTATTGCCCACCGGTGCTGCTGCATGGGTGGGGGCCAACACAAATACCGGGACTCCTTCCAATATGGCTTCTACAGCGGCATTGCTGTTGAATGTGACCAAGGCATGTACATCATCACGTAACACCTGGACCAGTGGATCAGTGGCCACACGATCGATTCGACGTGGCGCCCGTTCACGTATCACAATAGGTCGATCGGTATGTTGTTTTATTTTGGCTACTGTATTCTGGATCCATTCATCACGATCGATCCCATAAAATCTACAGGGCTTCTCGTCGGGTGCAGCTATAATGATGCGACTGCCATGTCTACGTGGTTGGAACTTGATACCTAGTCGATCCAATCGATCAGATGGTCTGGACTGTATGTCTTGATGCTGTAGGTCATTTGGTACGATGCGATGGTAATTTTTATTGCCACGTGGATTTTGTGGATTTGCAATATTACCGAGATAGCCCGAATCCATGTAATAAAATGGTCTCTGATCTCGCCAGCACTGCCGCATGATTTTGTATTTGAGAATACCACGTAAAACAACCACACGATGATCACGAACTACATCATAGTGGTAATCAAAATCATCCGTGGTAGTGGGCTGCACACCAGCACTGGCAGCCAACCGGTTGATGTATTGATCCTGGCCGTTTTTGCTGAGAAAAATCCAGTTTGAGGGCACTAGCCCCACCGTACCTGTTGATTGCGTTCGATATCTTCTTCTTCGCAGCGATCGCCGTATTGTATTTCCACGATCTTGAGAGCATTGGGTTGTTCATTTACCAACTGATGCCACTCGTGCGGCGCGATATGCAGGAACTGATGACGCCGGAACACACCGTTCAGTTCCACATCAGTGCTGGAGTCAATGGTGTAGACCGTGGCTATACCCTCGCTCACTAACCAAAATTCAGCTCGATCCTGGTGTCGCTGCATGCTAAGACTGGCTCCGGGGCTCACTGTAAGTTCCTTGACCTTGCAGCCGGGCGCTTCGTGTAGCACACGATAGTAGCCCCAGGGTCTGGGAGTCTTGGGCGCTTTCCAATCTTCCAGGATCCAGCTGCTAGAATTGGCCTTGCGAGTGCCACCTACACCAAACTGGAATTCTAGATTGTCTACTTCACACGCCATTTCGGGAATGTTTTTTTGAGTGCGATCTCCGCCGTTGGCAAAAATGATATGTGCGTCGGGGTAGCGATCGCGCACCTGACGTATGGCCGCCATGCTGTGATTGTCGCTGTCGTCGTAGATCATGGTCTCATCTACCATGCGTAAATTGCTGACTACTCCCAGACGTTCACTGATGGGCATGAAAGATCGGCCCTTTTTACGTGTCAGCCACTCATCGGAATTGAGCCCCACTATCAAGTGATCGCCCAGTTCACGTGCGGCTTGGAAGTATGCGATATGCCCGCTATGCAAAGGGTCAAAGCCCCCGGTTACTAATACGATTTTTTTCATAGAAATATTTATAGGCCTTGTATTGAGTAAATAGGATTTATGCAAACTGTTATGGAATGGTTGGAAAACTATCGAGATCTGCTCACACCCACTATCAGTGGTGCCAAGCGAGGATTACAAGAGGGAATTGGGGTACGGTATCCGGGATTTGAGATCATGTTCGGTCTGTTATGGGCGCGTGGATCTGATTGGTACAATATCGTAGAGACCGGTACTTTACGCAATCCCGGTAATTGGAAAGATGGACAGAGCGCTCGCCTGTTCCTGGAATTTGTCAATCTTACCAGTGGTACAGTACGCAGCGTAGATATTGACCCCAAGGCCTGCGATCAAGCACGCCGAGCTCTCACTGATGAGCGATTCCACGTCTATTGTGCCGACAGTGTCACATGGCTGGAATCACAGCGAGATCTTGAGGAGGTGGATCTGTTCTATCTGGACAGTTGGGATGTGAAATGGCATGATGACCGCGACAGCGCCGAACATCATTTACGCGAGTTTTGTGCCATTGAACATCACTTGAAACGCGGTGCCATAGTGGCCATAGATGACAACGCCCGTTTTCAGGATGGGCGACGTACCGGCAAAGGTCGTGCCATAGTGGAGTATCTAGACCGACAAGGCTATCGCCCCATCTACGACGCCTACCAAATCATATATCAATTCTAGCATGATTATAGACACCACGTTATTCAACTGTGAATTTGACATGCTGGATATACATCTGGCCATAACCAGTCACTATGTGGATCGTTGGATCATACTAGAAGCTAATCATACCTTCTCGGGCATAGCCAAGCCCTACTATCTCACAGATCGGTTATCCCAGTATCAGCACAAGTGGGGAGATCGTATACAAGTGATCGCATTGGATCTGGCCCCAAATGAAATCAACTGGCGGTGCGAAACACTCATGCGACAGGGATTCAGCACCGCGTTACAAGCAGTCGACCCCGAAGACATCGTGATACACGGTGATCTAGATGAAATTATCAATCCCGATTGTTGGCCTGAGATTCGAGATCTAATGGATCAGCAGGATCAGCCGGTGTCATGTGGTATGGATATGTATTTTTATCGTCTAGATCGACGAGCCGACCGCGGCTGGAAAGGATCAGTGGTCGCTCGTCGCCGCATGTTTGATACACCGCACGAACTATACAAGGGACAAAACATCAAACGCAAGGATCGTGGTCATTGCGTGGGATTGAATCATCACGTGGGTTGGCACTGGACCTGGATGGGTAGTGATCAAGCGGTGCAACACAAGGTGCTGGCCTGTATAGAAACCCAACATCGCGACCCACAACAGATATTGGAATCATTTCGGCAGGGCGATTCGCAGGCAGCCATCAATCACAAATGTGCCAGCAGCATCGTGACCACACAATATCCACCGCAAGTGCAAACAGTGCTGGCACAATATCCCCACCTCTGGCATCACGCACCGCAATGACTAGATTCCGGGTGGATGTGGGTTGTGTGATACATGGCGCCGGCTATGACTGGTACTATGTGGAAAAATTACACAGCATGGTCACGCGCAATCTTGGTCTACCGGTAGATTTCCATGTGTGGACCGAGCATGATAGGTCGGTGCCACCGCACATGATCAAGCACTGCCTAGACCCTTGGCCCGATGTGTCTGGTCCCAAACGCAGCTGGTGGTACAAAATGCAGATGTTCAATCCACAACATTTTGCCGGCGACCTATTGTATTTTGATCTAGACACAGTGATATGCCGTGATATCACCTGGATTACCCAGAATCCTACGCAGAGATTTTGGACCATACGCGATTTCCGATATCTACAGCGAGCCAATTACGGCCATATGAACAGCAGTGTGATGTGGTGGAACACCATGACCTACAGTTGGGTTTGGGATCGTTTCCTAGAGTTGGGCATCACGGCGGCCACTCATCGCTACCCCGGCGATCAGGATTTTTTGCAAGCGGTGCTGGGTTCGGAGCACGTGAGATTTCTCCCGGACCAAGAGTTCCAGAGCTGGCGCTGGAGCGCGTGTGATGGCGGTTATGATTTTGCTCGCCGGCAGCATCGTGCGCCCGGTACTGGGGCACGTAT